AACAGAATTAAATTACCCTTGATAAAAAAAAATGGGATGGAAGTATCTAATTCCCACCAAAAAAAAAAAAAAATAAAAAAAAAAAAATTGATAAATTCTTTTTTATTATATATTATATGACAGTAAGTTCCAACTTACTCTTACTTACTTTTTATTGCCCATAGCTTAGTTCGACATATTGGACAATCTACGAATTTACTTCCGACTTCTCTATTCTCTTTCAAAGTATTGAGACATTTCTTATGAAAATTATGACCACACTTAGTTGTGTCTAGACTCTCAGCATCTATTCTTTCCAAACATATAGGGCATTCTACCGACTCTCTTGCTTTTTCATAAAGTTCCGAGATAAACTTTTGTAGATGTTCTGCCGACTCTTCATCGTTAGATTCGAAATCCAATCTATCTTTATTCACATAATCATATATCTTTTCTTGGGCTTCGAATAGTTTGTTTCTCACACCAAAATACATCCCCCACGCATAGGCCTTCTCCTTCTGTAGCTGAGCATTCTTCTTTTTGTAATATTCGAGACTCATTTTTTGATATATATATATGACGAAAAATAATATCAATTTTCTATAAAAACTTTTGAAACTTCGGCTGGAATCCAAAATCTCACCACTTGTAATAATTGATAAAATAAAATTGATTTTTTAAAATCATATACAAAATATAATATAAAATACAAAAATGAGCACCAAAAATTATTACGACAAGCGATTGATGACGAACGCAGACCTTACTAATAATCCACGTCTATTTAAAAACTTCTACTGGGGCAGAGGTAGTGTTAGCACCCGAGGACAAGGAGCAAGCATTGATGCTGAACTAACTCACAAAGAAGTATTTCAAAATCGGAATTTGTTCAATGACATTATCGATATGGTTAAGTGTCCATCCGTCCACAATCTACAAAAATATCATTTCGCTGGGGATTTTCACGATAGATATGAAACTAAGCTACACGACCATCACGAAGAATATACTATCAAGTGTCCACATCACGGAACTCTAACTAAAGGAAGAGTCATTCTCATCCATCCATACGGTGATAGCGGGCACGAAGAGTTGACTCAACGTGGATTTCTTAGAGCAAAATGTATGTATGGTTCCGCTCGGACTTACATCAAGGTAGTGGATTGTATTTACACTGAGTCGGAACTTTATAAAGCAGGCGGTTCACTCGCTGTTGCGGCATCGCTAGGATATAACATCCGACCATTGCTACTTATGGAGACGCCCGACCAGAACGAGTCTTAGGCTTTGTATAACTTTCATCTCCAGTATTATCTTTCTTATGATTATCTATTTTCTTTTCAAGCTGACTCTCATCTCGAATACAGCATTTCTTCAAGATTTCCAAGACTCTGTCAAATCCATAGACGTTGCCTAAGTTCTTAATCTGTCGGCATTCCGCACAAAAACTTCCGAACCAATTTTCTACCGCTTTTTTTTCACACATTACACAAGTCATTATATAATAGAAAATATATTTTATTTTTAATATTAATACTAGATTATTGATTATATATTGATGTTCAAGCCAACGTTGCGTATTGTGCCCTAGTGTCTTTTGCTGGTGTCTTCATCGACAATGATTTGACTTGTGACAAAGTCAGTTTGTCAGTCACATCCCAATCTAGAGTTCCTTTCATTCCATTTCCTTTCGTTTTCTTTCTTTGTTTTTTTGTTAGTTTTCGGTAATATCCGTTGTCCTCTTCTGCCTTTTCTTTATAGACTGTTTTTGATTTCGGAATATCAACCAATTCAACATCATCGGAATTTTGCGTTCCCCCACAGGTGAATTGGTGTTTGCGACCGCCAGTTCCGACGTGTAGTCCGTTTCGTCTGTCTCTCGCATTGATGATATCTTGACCAGTCCGTTTTGGAAGGGTTCTTCCGACTTTTGAACACTTTTTGAGGTGGAGTCGTTTCAACAGTTTTGCTCGTTTTTCATCTCTGGTTTCATTTTGGTAATCGCATTGTGGGCATTCGAATGTGAGAGTCATATTGAAAAATGTAGGCATTTTGGTGTTGGTTTTGGTAGTCGAGTGTATCGATAGGATGTTCAATTATATAATGGGAAATATAAAATCAATTTTTTCTGAAAAATGTCAAGTGGTGAAAATTCCGCCAGTTTCAGCCATCTCAAAAAAAAATCTCAGAAAAAGTTTTGAAAGTTCGGCAAAAAAACAAAATCTCACCACTTGGTCAACTCGGAACTATTACGATATAAATTTCTCGGAACAATGTATATATGAATCCGTTAGAAGACGCAATAAGAACTACCGAGCAAGAACTAATAGAGATGGGGGAACAGTTCAAAGAAAGAATGGAAGAGAAAGACAAAGAACATATACAAATGAAAACAAGATATATGGAAGCAAAGAAGTTGATAGCGCATTTGTATGGAGTAAGTCGGTCGCTCCAAGAAGAAGCTGACTCATCCGTAAATGATGGGATTCTCATCGATTGGTTGATATGTGAAATACGAAGTCATTGTTCCGACTTTCTGTTCAAAGATGAAGAAATCCGACTTGATATATACGGCTACTAAGAACTTTTGACGAAGTGGTGAGATTTTGGATTCCAGCCGAACATTCAAAACTATTTTCATAAAAAAAATTGATATTTGAAAATCACATAGAATATTATATATAGATAATTAATAGAATGAACATTGTGGATTTTTGCGACGCGAACAACATCAACTGGACTCCAATCAAAGTGAAGGTAAGTAAGGGGTCGAAGGGCAAGTATGAAAAACATATGGAACCCTTGCTAGGGGTGATGCCGAACGTCAAAGACTTTTATGATGACAAGTGGATAGCTGATGCTATGCCGAAACTTCAGACTTACTATCGAGGTTTGTCGGAAGTCGAACGAGATAAACTGACCATATCGATGGATACTCAGAACATATACCATCTGGATGTTGATTGGTTGGAAACAAAAGAATATACGACTACCTCGGAATTCTTGGTTGATAAGTTCTTGGAGAAATGTCCTTATTACAAATCGACTACCAAAGCATTGGGCAAGCATCTGTTCTTCCGACTTGATAAGAAACTAACGAAGAAGAAACAACTTATCAAAGAATCAGTCAGTTGTGATTTGTATGAAGACCTTGAGATTCTCAGTGGTTGTATGGGATGGTGTCCATCCAGCGGAACAGTGATTCAATCAGAACTACCTATTCCAACATTCACTAAGTCGGAACTTCCATTGAAACACGGTGCTCCGTGTGTTGGTGATGTGAAAGAGAAAGTCAAATATACTGTGAAGAAGAAAGACAAAAAACCTATCGAAGAATGTTTGGACTTAGACAAGACTTCAAAGACATTCAGATATGCTGACATCATCGCCCTCAAATATCTCGATGAATATGAGAGTTGGTTGAAGATTATGTGGTCTCTCAAATCCGAAGGTGAGAAGGCAGTAGCCCATTATATATCTCAGAAGTCCGATAAGTTCCGAGAATCAGAGTTCAACCGAAGGTGGGATGGAATCGAACCAACCAGCATCACACTCGGAACTTTGTATTACTTCGCCAAGATATCCGACAAGAAAGCATACCGAAGTCTTCAACACGAAGATATGGAATCTACCGAGTTTATTGATAGTGACGATACTCAAGCGAGAATCTTTCTCAGAAACTACGAAGACAACTTAGTCTACAAAAACAATCAGATATATCTCTATGTCGGTAATGATGAAGGGACTGAAGGTCGTTGGTTCTGTGATGAAAAGAATGAGATGGTCAAGAAGTTTATATCAGATTACTTGTCGGGACTCCAAATCAGTTATATGGAGAAACTAACCAAACAAGATGAGGAATTGACCGCCCAGATATGTGAATTGGAAGAGTGCGATGTGGCGATAAAGTGTGAGTTGGAAGAACAACAAAAGAAGTTGTCAAAACAAATCGATTATGCTGCTAAGTTGTGTTCTAAACTAAAGAATTGTGCTAAGATTAATTCAATCGCAGAACGACTAAGGTCTTTGTTGGCGGTTCGCGACTTCCAAGAAATCGAGTTTGACAGAAATCCATATCTTCTACCATTCAACAACACGTGTTATGATTTAAAAACTCACAACTGGGTCGGAACTCGCAGAGAAAACTACATTCTCAATACGACTGGCTATAATTGGAAGACTCCAGATGAGAAGCAAGTCAAGAAGATTGATAAACTAATCAAAGAAATCTTTCCAGATAAAAAGATTCGGCAAGAATATACCCATTACTTAGCTACCGCATTGTATGGAATTCCAATTGAGAAGTTCATCTTCGCAAGTGGTGGAGGTGGTAATGGTAAGGGTGTTATCAACGAACTGATGCTCGAATTGTGTGGTAACTTTGGATATGCGGCAAACAATGCGGTGTTGTTGAATCCGCTCAAAGACGGTGGTAATCCAGCCATCGCTAATATGGGTTCTAAACGATTCATTAACTATCGAGAACCAGAAGAAAAGAAATCACTCAATCTATCAGCAATCAAAGAACTGACTGGTGGTAAAGGTATCTGTGCTCGGAAGTTGTATTCTAATGATGATAAAGTAGAATTAGTCGGAACTCACATCTTGGAACTCAATAAGAAGTGTGCGATGAACGGCGACCTCGGTGATAGTATTCTCAGAAGACTTCGGGATATTCCATTCGTATCAACCTACACAACAGACTCGGAACTGTTGAAGAAACGACACGAACTAACCAATGTATTCAAAGCCAATCCATATTACAAAACTCTAGATTTTCAAGATGAATTCAAATATGCTTTGTTCATCTATCTGATTCGATATTGTAAGAGATGGGAGCACGAGAATCCATCATTCAATGTGTGTAGTCGATTGTATGTGTCTGACGCGATTACTGAACGAACTAAGAAATATATTGAAGACAACGACCACATATTTATGGTGTTGAAGCAAAACTATGTTAAAGATGTTTGTGATAGTTCGTATGTAAAGTTCCAAGAGTTTTGGATGTATTTCAAGAACAGCGAATTCTACCGAACTCTTTCTAAACACGAACAAAACAAAACCTATTCTGAGAAGCAAGTTATTGAACATCTGAAGACATCAACTTCGACTAGAATCTTTTTCAAAGAAACAATGAGTTTTAAGAAGTCAAACGGAGATGTTATTACTTACCGAAATGTTTTGAAGTATTGGCGACTAAAAACATCTGATGAGACAATGAAGGAGCAACTCGAACAAGGCAAATTGGATAATGATGATGAACTTGTATTTGAAGATTAAGTATTCGGATAATCAGTTTTAATAATATCTTTGTTTTTTATATATGAAATATAAACTTAGACCCCACTATATTGAATCATCTGATGGTATTTTGGAAGTCCCACAAGAAGATGACACGCCACCGCCAACTCCAAGTCCAGAGCCTGAACCCCTATCTGAAGCTGAAGTGAAACGAGAGAAAAGAAAGAAGAAACTATCTGAAGCCCAACTCCAAGCGTTGGCTAAAGGTAGAGCTAAGGTTCAAGAAAACAAACGAAAGAGAGAGTTGGAATCAATAAAGAAAAGAAATCAAAAGAAGAAGGAAGAGTCGGAATTCGCAGAACAAGGAATGAAGATGAAAGTCGAGGCAAAAGCAGCCAAGTCGGAAAAAAAGAAAGAACTAACTAAGAATCAACAAATGAGACAGAGATTACTAGAAAAAAAGAAGAAGTCGGAATTCGAACAAGCCCAACGAGACAACTGGGAACATATGAAAGACTCTGCCTTGGCTCAATGTGAGAATGTTGAAGATTTTGATGAGTTACTTGGTCATCTTAACACTATTACTGATGAAGATGTGTTGGATGACGCGAAGTTAAAATCCAAGTTAAATAATATCTTTGTTTTATATAAGAACGATGAAAAAGAACAAGTCGAAACAGACTGAATATGACCCTAAGAATTTTCAGATTCTACCTTTAAAAAAACTTGATAAAGAAGAAGTCGGCGAAGTTGATTTTGATATATTGCCCAACGCTCCATTCTTAGCCTACGTGATAGGAGCTGTCAAAAGTGGTAAATCATTATTTATGGCTAATCTTTTTTTTAATCCAAACTTTCCATACAAAGAACTATTCGATGTTAAGATACTCATATCGAATACAGCATACAATGATAAAATTATGAAACCTATTTTAGAACAATTCGATTTTGTTTTCACAGATTACAATGACTCATTGTTGGAAGAAATAATTCAAATGGTTGAAGATGATGATTCAAACGCCAAGTATTTATTAGTGTTAGAAGATATCATCGGAAATGTGAATGTTAAACGGGCAGGTTCCAGCATTGACGCATTAACTGGACTTACCACAAAATACCGACATATTGGGAACGAAGACCAAGAAGGCAAGATATCAATTTGTATTATATCTCAGTATTTCAAATATTTAAATGCTATCCAACGAATCAATGCTTCAGCGTATTTCCTAATGGGAAATTCGCCCGAAATAGAACTAAAGAAAATGTCGCAAGAATTATCAGTCTTTGGCGGAAGTGAAAAGGAATTCATTAATATATACAAAGAATCGAAAAAAGAGCCATTTGACTTTTGCTTTTTAAACATCCAAGATTTAACTGCTCGTCGGAACTTTGAAGAAGAAACATTGTGGGATACCGAAAAAAAGAAGAAAGCAGAAAATCCCGAATCAGAATCAGAATCAGAATCAGAATCAGAATCGGAAGAATCAACAAAAAATAAAATATAATCAATATATATATACAATGGCCTATTTTAATCAGTTACAGGGATATATGTCCAATCTTAATGAAAGTCTTAATCACGAAAATGACGTTAATGCCGCAGAAGGAGACAAGAAAGCATCCACCATCGAAGATAAATTTAATTCAATAACTCAACAAGCAAGTGGTTGGGGCGGTGCCCTCGGAACTGCTGGGATTATTTGGAAGCACGGTCGGAAGGTTGTTCGTGGTCTTCAAGAAACTTCTCAAGCCGCCACAGATGCTACCACAACTGCGGGGACAGCCGCTGGTGGTGGTGCTGATGCTGCCGCCGCCGCCGCCGCTGCTCAAGCTAATTCGGCTATAGGCTCTGCCGCTGCTCAATTCACGGCTGGTCTTAATTCAATTTCAGCCACATCATCTGCCGCAGCGGGCGCAGCCACCGCATCCCTCACGCCCGCTGCCTCCGCCGCAGCTACCGCAGCCACCGCATCCCTCACGCCCGCTGCCTCCACCGCAGCTACCGCAGCCACCGCAGCCCTCACGCCCGCTGCCTCCACCGTAGCATCTACCGCAGCTACCGCCACAACCGCTACAGTAAATGCCGCCGCTGCTTCAGCTGCTGGAGGTGCTATCCGAGTTGCTGGTCTTCCAGCTATCCAGGCTTCTGCTATAACTGGAACTGGTGGTGGGGCAGTCGCAACTCCATTGGCTAGCCTTGCTCCTAACATTGGTGCGCCGCTAACCAACGCAGCAGCATCTTCAGTTAGTGCTACTAGCACAGTAGCAAGTCAAGCAAGTAATGTAGCAAGTAATGTAGCAAGTCAAGCAAGTAATGTAGCAAGTCAAGCATCTTCAGCAGCTAGTAATGTAGCAAGTCAAGCTAGTAATGTAGCTGCGGGCGCAAGGACGGCAGCCCAAACAGTAACAGATAATTTAACTGATAATGTAGTAACTCAAACTGCTGGTAAAATCGCAGCCAAAGTCGGAATGGATTCAGTTTTAGATTCTATTCCAATTATTGGAGAAGTTATCGGAGTCGGAACTTTGATTGGTGGATTAATTCACGGATTAGATAAAAAGGGTGCCGATGCTCGAGAATCTGCTGCTAGACAAGGTGGAGGTGTAGCGGCTGCTGGTGGTATAGATACATCAGTTTTCAAGGGTAACACCCTCGGCGGAACTGGCGGCGGCTACACAGTGTGAGTGTTTAATACTCTTCAAATGATATCTTTTAGACGTCCAAGACAGTAATTGATTACAATCAACGCACATCCAAGTGTCTCCAGTTTTTCTTATCCTATAACTTTTGTTTCTCGCCAATTCCTTTTTTTGGTTTTGATAGTAATAAAGTTTTTGCTTAGCCGCAAACATCTTAGGATTTTTATGATATCTCTTTTTATGATATTCAGATTCAGTCTGAGTCGGAACATTTCTATTCAAACACAATAATCCACTTTCTTCTTCATTATGATTTTCGATATATTCTTTTTCTTTTAATTTCAAATCATACCGACTTATGTTATATAATTTTTCTATCACAGTTACTCTTTTATAACCATATATAAATTGAGTCATACACGCATTAAATATTGAGTTGTGAGACCATTCTCTTTGTTTAACATCTTTAGACGAACCATAATATATTTTGTCATCTTCATTGGAAGTTATTTTATATATGTATCCAATATCTAACATTGTAGTTGGAGCATTAGAATTCTTCATATAAATCTAAAATAAATAAAATCTTAAGTAAAAAACGCACCCACTTTTATATAGATACAGCAGAAAAATTAGCAGATATATGATTAGTTCCGACGACCGTTTCTAAGTTAGTAATTGTAGCATACAATGCTTTTTGATTACCGACTTTGTGATTCAAAGGTCGAGTAATATCCGAGTGAGAGTTCCCCACAAATAGTTTATCAACTAATATCTTCAAACCATTATCAATATCTTGTTCGAAAATTTCAATCGTAGCGGCTGTAGCCATAGAACTAGAAATATGGATTTGTTTTAATAGTAATTGTTCTTTTGAACCAGTAACATAGAACATCGATTTGGATGAATAATGCCCTGGCTGAAGAATATTAAAAACAGATGACGTTCCCGTTGCTTTAGCAGTAATAGTTCCGACATTACACAATGATGAGCCAGCAGTAACTACCTCAATTTTAGTAACAGCGCAGAACAAATTAGTTCCAGAAACAACTCCAGAACCAGTATTTACTATGGTAGTTCCATTCATTTTAAAAACGCAATCTCGTGGTTTTCTGAAATTAGAGTCGGAAGCATCATAGAATAAACCAGAAACTCGGACAGTTCGAACTCCATTACCAGTATCTCTAGTATCCAATGCCGAAGTTGACACTATATCTAAGGCGGTATTTGCTCCAGCCGAGTCTCCTATCTTAAAAGCAAGTAAGTTCCCCGCAGCTCCAAGAGTGTTAGTTCCAGCTGTAGCAACATCATCAATTCCTTTTATCACAACATTAGTTATTCGAGCACTTCTATTATCAATTTGAGTATAAATCGGTTCAACTATTTCTTTCAAAGACATTATATTAATTAGAGATATTTTAATTTAGAAAAATAAAATATATTAGTTATATATAAAATGTCTGTCGCTGAAAATTCAAAATTTATAGCTCTTGTTGCTGATAATGGAACCGAATTCACCTCGGAACAAAAAGCCATTTTCACAATCCATCCTGATATCGGATTTGTTAAAGGAAAAGATTCTTACCTTTCGTTCGATATTCTTAATACTTGTCCAGAAAGCCGAGTCTGTAATTTCCCAGCAACTGCTGGCGCTTCATCGGTCATCGACCGAATGGATATATTCAGTTTAGCAAACGGTCAGCTGCTCGAATCACTTACTAACTATTCCTTGTGGAGTTCTATTGAAAACCAATATATGGAAGAAGACAATGCCCACTCTCAACTTAAAAACGGCACTGACCCAGAATGCCGAGCTTACTCTTGTGTCCAAACACCAGCCAACAAAAGAAATGCTTTGGCTGAGCGTGGCTCTTCGGCAACAGATGCTCGAAGCACATTAGATTTAGGTTCTATGCTTTTCAGTCAAATCTCATCGGGCAGCGGTGTAGTGTCTGGAACTAACCAAAATGCCGATGTTGACCCTGAAATGTGTGCTAAGAAATTTACTGCTCGGAAGTATTGTGTTCCACTTAAGTCGGGAATCTTCTCTCATTTCGGTGTCTCGGAAAAACTCACTCCGATTCTTCTCTTCGGAGGTCTTAGGGTTGAAATCACTTTTGCGGAGGATAAACGTGTTATGACTCGAATGCGAGTTGCCGATGGAGCTTCGCAGACATCCACAGTTACTGCCGAGAGTCTCGCTGATGGTATTGCTGTTGAAGATTTAGCTGATAATGTTACAGCCACTGGTGGTAAAGGCGCTCGAGACTTAAGAAATGTTTTGATTAGCGGCGCTCAAGTCAACGACCCAGCTGTTCTCGGAATTGTTCGAGGTTCTAAGATGGTTGCCCAAGGAACCGGCGGAACAACAACCGCTCAGAATTTCACAGTCGATTCCGTTCATCGTGAATTTTCTCAAACAGATGGAACTCCATCAACGACTGGAGCAGTTATTCTCACAGTTACTGCCGACGCAACTGCTGGAGGAACCAAGAAACTAGCAGCTTCAACTACTGTGAAGATTTTCTTCCAAAACCCAGACACTCAATCAACCTACAAACTCAAGAATGTTGAGCTCAAGGTTCTCCAAGTTATTCCGCCACAAGGAATGATGAAAGGCATCATCAAGGAATCTCAGTTCGATTACATCTCTTGGGATTGTTTCTTAGACAATCTCCCTCAGTCATCACTCAGCCATCAATCTGATATCACATCGGTAGCATCAGCTGCTAAGTCTATCTTCACACACTACATCTCAGTCGCAAAAGAAAATGATAAATATTCTCCAAATTACTTCAATGGTCAGCCACCGCATCAAACTATGCTTAATTCAGTCCAATATTTCATCAACAACAAACTCTATCCACTCAAAGCATACAACCCAGACGCAAAGGAAGACAAGGTAGTCAATATGAATGAATTAGTCAAAGCATTCAAATCAATCGGAAAAGACGTGAAAAGACTTGGAGAGTGCCGAGCAGGTAATATTTGTGATTACACAAACACTTACCTTCACGCACGAGAACTCGCTCGAGGCGAACAATTTGTATACAATCTCAAAGATGCCGAACCACAAATCCGACTTACATTCAGCAATTCACGAGACCAACAAACTGCTAAAGATGGCGGAACTATTGCCTATGCTGTAGGAAATTGCCGAATGATTCACTTCGTATTTTCAGTAAAAACTATAATGATTAATAAAGATAATCTTCAACTTATTTTGTAAGTCTAGTAACTTGGATTTTTAATCCGTAAAAAGTAATTTTTTTCTATAATTAAAATATTTTAGTAATATATAAAATGCCTATTGAAAAGAATTATTTTCAGATATCGCCACTTAACGACAATCCACTTCAGAGTTCCAATGCTAACGGTGTTGCTGGTGGTTTTTCATTCAAAGAAAGTAATCCAATTATTAAGTTCTCTTTTCCAGCAGTCGAGAAACTCTTAGAAACTAAGTCGCTAGTTTTAACTGGTCAATTTATATTGAAACAACAAGATACAGACAATGCTTTCCGAGCAAAAAAAGCAGATGAAACAGATAACTATGCCGCATTAGAAAATGAAAATGGAGCAACTATAGCAAAAGAAACCGCTTGTAATATTCCAAATCACGGTGGAGTTCATAATCTTATTGATAAAGTTGTGGTTCAGACAAAAAAGACAAACACTGAATTAATTAACATCCACAACTACCCAGCATACGCATCTCTCCGTGAAGCATACACTAACTGTGATGAAGATTATTTGTGGGGTGTAGCCGCGAATCGGTCATTAGCCCAAGGTGCCCACGCACACGAAACCAACCGAAGAATTCAAATTTGTGCCGACAAGAAAGCTCAAGATTTAAAAACAAACAACAACAAAGAAATCGGTGTTCCATTCTCACTCAAGTTGGATATTGATTTGTTCCAGTCTGGTAACATTCATTTGGGTCAGGCTTACACCAACGGTCTTATGCTTACTCTCCACCTTGCTCCTGACAGTTCAGTTTTGTTCCAGCGATTCAGAAACAAAGCCACTGACGCTACCGCCAGCGCCGCTATGGACTTATCCAATACTATGTATGTTCTTAGAAACTTGAAACTCGAAGGTCGTTACGTTGTTCCGACTCCGCAAGAATTAAAGGCATACCAAGCACAGATTCCACTCAACTCTCAGCTCAACTTACTTAACGATATCCACGCAGACCAAGATAATATCTCTTACACTCCGCAACTCAACTCGGTAAAAGCGATGTGTAATTTGTATTTGGATAAAGACCAAACCAACAACTTAGCATACCAGCAACCAAACTTCCGACTTCCAGTGGGAATGAAACAAATCGAACACAAGAAAGATAACCTCAGATATCCATTCACTTTCCCACTCAAGGTTCAACCTAACTATGAGTCATTGGTTGAGCTTGGCGATGGTTCTATCAATCCAGCCCAGATGCTTAAGAGAGAAAACATTATGGGTGATTTAGAAATCCGAAAACACTTTGAAAGAGCATTGCTCGGCGGAATGGAATCAATACGTTCTAGTGCTAATATGGCTAGAACAAAAGAAAACTTGGAAATGGATTACCGAGATAGAAGTGCTGGTATCTACACAGCAGGTAATGATGGTCGTATCGAAGGCGCTGCGGTCGCAACAACAGACGGTGTCGGAAATCAATTGTTTCCAGAACTCTTGGGACTCGGTGTGGATTACACATACGGTGTCGGTAATTCACTTAATTACATCAACCGAGATTATTCTAACACTGTTCATTCAGGAGTTAATACTGCTTCAACTTTGCTTCCAATTGATAGACGAAATAAGTCGGAACTTGTCCAGACTTTTGTCAAATACAATGCGGCTCTCAACCTTCAGACTCTTGTGAAAACGATGTAAGCACTATGAGTCATCTTCAAAACTCGTAGCTGGTTTATGATAACTGTCCCAACAAATAATACAATATAAAGTTAATCCAATACAAAAAAAACATACTACAGTCCCAACCGTCTCCAACTCTTCTTCATTCATTATAATATTTCTATTATTTTCTTCTTAAATAATATGTTTTCATTGCTTAAAAGATTCGTGTGTAAGATGTCGATTTGTTGTAAATCCAAGTGTAGCATAGAGCCAGATATACATAGTCAATTAGTTAGACAACAATTAGAAAAATAAAACATTATATTACTATGGACTTGAAAATATTTAAAATCAACAATGGTTACAAAATCGGTCGAAAAGACTGTGAAAGATTAGGAGCAAACTATGGACGAAGGTATTATATAACAAAAAGACCTATGCGTCGAGACCCAGCTAAAAAACTCTTAATGAAACTTCAACTCGCCGAACAAGGAATCAGAATGAAAGTCAAGTCCCTAAAGAAACCAAGATATGATGGTTTTGTTAAAATAGACCCAAAATTAAGTAAGAAGAAAAATCACTTTAAAGACGAACCCGATGAAGAGTTCCAACATTTGATAATTTATTTATAATCCATTTTTATTTTGTATGTTTATATATATAAATATGACTTCAGTAAATTTAGTCTCGCCCGATGGAAATGGACACACTTACTCTGTTAGATTCAGAGAACCACTAGTAATAGAGGCAAATTCCAAAGTATATTTGAACTTCGCCAAATTCAAGAGAAA